CAAGATTGATGTTGGGGCCGCAGACTTTAGGGAGTCAAATAGATTATTCTTTATATTTTGGGAAGCCTGTAAGGCGGACACCAGATGTTATGGTATTATCTATCTCAAAAATAGACGGTCTGGGTTTAGCTTCATGGGATCATCAGAGGCTGTTAACCAGGCAACAATATCAAGCGATGCTAGATTTGGAATTTTATCAAAGACAGGTGCGGATGCAAAAAAAATGTTTACCGATAAGGTCGTACCCATATCCACAAACTACCCGTTCTTTTTCAAGCCGATACAGGACGGAATGGACAGGCCGAAAACAGAGCTCGCGTATAGGGTCCCAGCGTCGAAATTAACTAGAAAAAAAATTGAAATAGGCGAAGAACTAGAAGATATTGATGGCTTAGATACAACTATTGATTGGAAGAATACAGGGGATAATAGTTATGATGGTGAGAAATTAAAGTTATTAATTCATGACGAATCTGGTAAATGGGAACGGCCTGATAATATATTAAACAATTGGCGTGTAACTAAAACTACTTTAAGATTAGGAAGTAAAATAGTTGGCAAGTGTATGATGGGGTCTACATCAAATGCGTTAGATAAAGGAGGGGAAAACTTTAAAAAACTTTACGATGGTTCAGACGTCACAAAAAGAAACCGCAATGGACAGACTAGTACAGGACTATATAGTTTGTTCATACCTATGGAATGGAATTACGAAGGATTCATTGATATGCATGGATTACCTGTATTCGACACCCCTAATGAAAAAATCAAAGGGATTGATGGCCAATGGATTGACACTGGAGTAATTGAGTATTGGCAAAATGAGGTAGAAGGATTAAAATCCGATCAAGACGCTTTAAATGAATTTTATAGACAATTTCCAAGAACACAAGAACACGCTTTTAGAGATGGAGCAAAACAATCATTGTTTAATTTGTCAAAAATATATGAACAAATAGATTATGTTGAAGAAGCCAAATATAGCGGCTTAGTTACTCAAGGTAATTTTCAGTGGGAAAACGGTATAAAAGATACTAAAGTAATTTTTATGCCAAATAAAAATGGCAGATTTTTTATTACGTGGACACCTCCATATCATTTGCAAAATAAAGTTATTATAAAAAATGGTATAAAATATCCAGGCAATGAAGATTTTGGAGCTTTTGGATGTGATAGTTACGATATATCGGGAACAGTAGACGGAAGAGGGTCTAAGGGGTCTTTGCATGGCTTAACAAAATTTACCATGGCCGATGTTCCCCCCAATCAATTTTTTTTAGAATATATTGCTAGGCCCGATAATGCTGAAATATTTTTTGAAGACGTTTTAATGTCTTTAGTTTTTTATGGTATGCCAATATTAGCAGAAAATAATAAACCTAGATTGTTATATTATATTAAAAGAAGGGGCTATAGGGGTTACTCAATGAATAGACCTGATAAAATATATAATAAATTATCTATAACCGAGAGGGAAATAGGTGGTGTGCCAAACTCTAGTGAAGACATGAAACAATCACATGCAGCAGCCATCGAAACTTATATTAATGATCATGTAGGTTTTAATAATGATAGCTATGGAAATATGTATTTTATTAGAACTTTAAATGATTGGACTAAATTTAATTTAAATAACAGAACAAAGCACGATGCTTCTATTAGTTCTGGGTTAGCTATTATGGCTTGTAATAAAAATAGATATGCACCAATTTCTAAAAGAACATTTGAGCCAGTAAGCTTGCAAATAAGAAGATATAATAACGATGGAGTTACGTCAAAAATAATTTAAATAAATGGTTTATACAAATTACAATAGTTCATTTCCGGACCAAGTGGTATCTGACGAAATAAAAAATAGTTACGACTATGGGCTACAAGTGGGGCAAGCTATTGAAAATGAATGGTTTAGGCAAGATACAGGCGGCGACCGTTATTTGCAAAATTTTCAAAACTATCATAACCTTAGATTATACGCTAGGGGTGAGCAGTCTGTTCAAAAATATAAAGATGAATTATCTATAAATGGTGATTTGTCTTATTTAAATTTAGATTGGAAGATAGTACCTATAATCCCTAAATTCGTTGATATTATAGTAAATGGAATGGTAGACAAAGGCTATGAAATTAAAGCTTTTGCAAACGACCCGTTTGCTATTAAAGAAAGAACAGATTTTGCTTTTAATGCATTACGTGATATTATTAATAAAGAGCAAATAGATCAATTAAACGCTCTTACAGGTGGTAATTTTTATGCTTCCGCAGATCCGGGCAGTTTACCAGCTACTCAAGAAGAATTGGATCTTTATTTACAATTAGATTATAAGCAAAGCATTGAAATAGCAGAAGAGGAAGTTATAAATAATGTTTTTGATTTTAATAAATATGATGAAACAAAAAGAAAGATAGCTTACGACTTAACTGTATTAGGAATTGGTGCTTCTAAAACAAGCTTTAATTTATCTGAAGGTATAAAAGTTAATTATGTAGATCCTGCAGCCCTTGTTTATTCTTATACAGAAGATCCTAATTTTGACGATATATATTATGTTGGAGAAGTTAAAAACCTAAGTCTTTCTGAAGTAAAAAAACAATTTCCTAATTTAACTAACTCTGAATTAGAAGAAATTCAAAAATACAGGGGACCAAGTAATTATAGTAATTACGTAAGAAATTATAGTGGTAATAATGATGATAATTTAGTTTCTATATTATTTTTTGAATACAAAACTTACGCCAACCAAGTATTTAAATTAAAATATACGGATCAAGGTTTAGAAAAAGTACTAGAAAAAAATGATGAATTTAATCCGCCTGAAAGCGATAATTTCGAAAGGATTAGTAGAAGTATTGAAGTATTATATACAGGGGCTAAAGTTTTAGGGATGCCTAAAATATTAAAGTGGAATTTGTCAGAAAACATGACCCGCCCTTACGGGAATGTTACTAAAGTTAACATGAATTACTCTATTTGCGCACCTAGATTATATAAGGGCAGAATTGACTCAATTGTAAGTAAGATAACTTCTTTTGCGGATATGATTCAATTAACTCATTTAAAACTACAACAAGTTTTATCAAGAGTTGTACCGGATGGGGTATATTTAGATATGGATGGATTAGCTGAGGTTGATTTAGGTAATGGAACCAATTATAATCCTGCTGAAGCTTTAAACATGTATTTCCAAACTGGTAGTATTGTTGGGCGTTCATTAACACAAGAGGGCGATTTAAATAGAGGGAAAGTACCAATTCAAGAATTACAGACATCAAATGGTATGTCTAAAATTTCTGCCTTAATCCAAACTTATCAATATTATTTGCAAATGATAAGAGACACTACTGGGCTAAATGAAGCTGTAGACGGTAGTTCGCCTGATAAAAACGCTTTAGTAGGATTACAAAAAATGGCTGCAGCAAATTCAAATGTAGCCGTTAGGCATATATTGAAAGCCTTAATGTATATTACAATAAGAAACGCAGAAAATATTGGTCTTAGGGTAAATGACGCTTTGCAATTCCCTTTAACTAAAGAAGCATTATTAAGTAGTATAAATACCTTTAACGTAAATACACTAGAAGAAATTGCAAGTTTAGATATACATAATTTTGGTATATTTTTAGAATTAGAACCAGATGCTGAACAAAAAGCATTGCTTGAACAAAATATTCAAGTTTCATTGCAACAGAATTCTATTAATCTTGAGGATGCTATTGATATTAGAGAAATAAGAAATATTAAATTAGCTAATCAAGTATTAAAATTAAGAAGAACTAAAAGGGCGGAACAACAACAAGCTGCTCAATTAGCTAACATTCAAGCACAAGGCCAATCCAATGCGCAAGCTTCTGAAGCAGCAGCATTATCTGAGGTGCAGAAACAACAAGCGCTTGCTGAAACAAAAGTGCAAATTGAAAAAGCAAAGTCTGAGTTTGAAATAAATAAAATGGAACAGGAAGCTTTAATTAAAAAACAATTAATGGCCGAAGAGTTTCAGTACAAAATGAAGCTTGCTCAAATACAGGCAGATGCACAAGCGACAAAAGAAAAACAAATAGAAGACCGTAAAGATCAAAGAGTTAAAATTCAA